CACTCATTGGCTTTCAGGTGAGCTGTCCGAACGTAAACGTCAGCGCTTGGCGGAGAAGGCAAGCCGTGCACCGGAACTGGTGGTGATTCGCCCTTTGAACTCCATGTGGTCGTTTCGCTGTGGTCTGAAACGAGCTGAGACGATGAAACGATCACAGAGCCAAGGAACGGATCGATGCGCGCGTTGACGAACGGTATCCCCAGACACTTACGGAAGCCAATACGCGACCTGATCGCCGCCGGCGGGTGCGTGACCCGGGACGGCAACCAGGTGCTGGTTGACGGGCCAGAGGCGACGGTTGCGGCCGTACGCGCGCACGCCGAGGAACTGGTACGGTACGTCATTCCCTCGGTCGGCGCCGACGAAGCCGAGCTCGTTCGTGGCTTGCTGGCCGATGCCGGCGCCAGCGTCGTTTACGTCACCACCTCCGATGCGGCGCGCCAGGCGGTGGCCGAGATTGTCGCCGGCGCCGACGTCGTCGGGCTCGATTTTGAGACCGAGGTGCTGCCGGAATTCCGGGCGGCGATTCCGGTTAAGTTCACTAAGGCTGGAAACCTCGCTGTGAGACAGCCGCGTGACGGCGCGGCCGGCATCGCGCTCGATCCATATCGATCCGAGGTCAGGCTTGTACAAGCCTGGGCAGGTGGTGAGCACTGCTACGTCTTTGATATGCGGTGTGTGGCCTGGGCAGACATTGCGCCGCTGTTCACATTACCACTGGCGATCTTCAACGCCGTCTTCGAAGTCAAACGGCTGATCCACGAAGCCGGGATAGAGGCGACCGGCGGCGTTTTTGACGTCATGACTGCGGTCTGGCTCTCAGACGGTCCGGCCTTCACTCGCCGAAGCCATCGCCATCAACTACAAGATCACTGTGCCAAAAGAGCTTGGCGCTTCGGATTGGTCATCCGACATACTTATAGCTGAACAGCTCGAATACGCCGCCTTGGATGCCGTGCTGTGTCGTCTGCTCTGGAACACGCAACAGAACGAGTTGTTCGATGACATCGATAAGCAATGCCAGGAAGTTGTCGATGCAGTTACCCCAGCCATCGCGCGCATGGAATTGCACGGCATGCCGATCGACGTCGCTGCACACCGGGCGCAGATCGTGCGCTGGCAAACTGAGTTGGCTGCCGCCGAGAAGGCACTACACCATGCATCGCCTTTACGTGATCTGCGGAAGCCAACTGAGTTGCAGGCGCACTTAAACGACGTACTTGATGCAGAGATGCTGGCCACCTGGCCGCGTACCGATACCGGCCGTTTGACGACGCGGCGGCAGCAGTTGCAGCTCAACAGTGATCTTCCGGCGCTCACCGAGCTGCTGCATGTTCGTGCGCTGCAGAAGCTGATCAATGCATTCGGCGACAGTCTGATAGAGGCGATCAATCCTGTGACCGGACGGCTGCACACCAGTTTTCTAATCGCTGGCGCCAGCAGCGGGCGCTTCTCCGCCCGCGGTCCTAACTTGCAGCAAATGCCCAAACGGCGTGAGGCAGGTTTCCGCAAGATATTTGCTGCACCCGCAGGACAGCTGGTGATGGTGCTGGATTATAGCCAGATCGAACTGCGCGCCGTGGGCGAGCTAATTAGCGATTGGTTTGGCTACGACAGCATCTTGCGCCAATCATTCGCAGCCGGCATGGATGCACATAGCAACCGCGATGGCAATGACTGGTAAGAATCGGCCGGAGGATATCACTGATGATGAAAGACAGCTGGCGAAGCCGTGTAATTTTGGATTGCTTTATCTGATGGGGAACACAGGCTTCTATATCTATCTACGCGTCAATTTTGTCCCAGACATTACCTTCGAAACGGCCTGTGAGCTGAGGGAAAAGTTCTTTGCTGGTTACCCAGACATGGAGCGCTGGCAGACCGAATACGCGCGCCATACTCGTGCACAAGGCTACACGCAGACCGTCGCGGGACGGCGGTGGCGCTGGAAGTGGCGCGCGCAGAATCCGGAGGATGTTGATGAAGACACCCCGTTCTACGAGGACAAAATCATCGGCTTTCGCGGCTCGTATGCCGTCAATCATCCGGTGCAGGGTTCGAGCGCCGAGGTGATGCAGATTGCCCTGACTCGCCTTGACAAAGCTCTGCGTGATGAACCTGCCCAGCTCGTCGCAACAGTGCATGACGAGGCGGTGTTGCTGGTGCCGGATGACGTTGATTCCGTGCAACGCATCGGCGCTATCGCTCGGCGGGAAATGATTGCCGCCTTTCTCGAGGTATTTCCCGATGCACCAATCTTGAATCTCGTTGATCCCAAGGTTGGGCCGACATGGGGTGATCTGCAGTCGTTGCCGATATCGCTAAAACGGGAGAAAACCGATGCTGCCTAATAGAGACACTAACCCCAGTACGCCGGCGCGCGACGTAGCCGCCGACGCAGCCGTAGCGCTGCTCGCCGAGACCTGGCCGGCCACGTCATCGACGCCCAAAACTCGAGAACGTACGTGCGGACTGTTCAGAAGTTGCGGCGTATGACATATACAACCACCTCTGGGTCTTCCATCAAATGAAGGCTCAGATGGTCGAGATTTCAAACGATTGTAATAAAACGACAATCCGTCTAAATCATTGAAATCATTTGCTTTTGTGTCCCTGTTCGGATGGTCGCCATGGGGGGGATCGTACGAGCCCGAGAGGCCGCGCTTTGCAAAGCCGGAAGTTGGGGTTCCACTTTTTGTGCTAGAAAGATGCGATGAAAGACCAGATGTCAGTGCTACCGACCTCGCCGAGTTGGTTGGCGTGAGCACGCGGTCGATCCGTGACTTCGCCAAGCGCGGCATCGTCGTCCGCCAGGGTCGCGGCTATGCCCGCAATGTCAGCGTGCAGCGGTATTGTGGGCATCTGCGCGACTTAGCCACTGGCCGCGGTGGCGAGAGCGCTGTTGTATCGGCGACCATCGAGCGGGGATTGCTGCTGCGCGAGCAGCGGATCGGTAAGCAGCGCGAGAACGAGATCGCCGCCGGCAAGCTGCTCGATGCTGGCGAGGTCGAAGCCAGGTGGTCCGCCGTCTTGCGGATGGTGCGCGCCGGCATGCTCGCGGTGCCGACACGGGTGGCGCAGCGTTCGCCGCATCTTAGCGTTCGCGACGTCTCCGAAATCGACCTGGAGGTCCGTGCGGTGCTGACCGAAATGGGCGAAGGCGGATGCAGCTGATCGATGAGATTGCCAGCCAGGCCCTGCGGTCGTTGATTCCGCCACCGCGCCTGCAGCTCAGTCATTGGATCGAGTCGAACATCGTCTTGCCTGAAGGCACATCGGCGCTGCCCGGCCGCGTCAAGCTGTTTCCCTATCAGCGCGAGATTGCCGATGCGATCTCCGACCCGGAGATCGAAAGGGTGACGCTGGTCAAGTGCGTACGCATTGGTTTCACCACGTTGCTCACCAGCGCCATCGGCTCGTTCGTCGCCAATGAGCCGTCGCCGATCTTGGTTTTATTGCCGACGGAATCGGACTGTCGCGATTACACTGTGTCGGACATCGAGCCGATTTTCGCTGCATCGCCTATATTGCGCGGCACGCTCGAGGACGACACAGTAGAGGGTGAGCGCAATACCTTGCTCAGTAGGCGCTTTGCCGGTGGCAGCTTGAAAGTCGTTGCCGCACGGGCGCCGCGCAACTTGCGCCGCCACACTGCCAGGGTGCTTGTCGTCGATGAGGCTGACGCCTGCGAACCTACGCAGGAAGGCGATCCGATCCGTCTGGGCGAGCGCCGCACCCTGACATTCACCAACCGTAAGATCGTCATCGGCTCGACGCCAATCTTCGAAGACAGCAGCGCCGTGTTGCGTGCCTATGCAGAGAGCGATGGGCGCGTGTTTGAAGTTCCGTGTCCCCAATGTGGGGCGGCCACGGAGCTTCAATGGGCCTGCATCGAGTGGCCGGAGGGTCAGCCACAAGATGCCGCGTTCCGCTGCCCCCATTGCAAGGCACTGGTCGATGAGCGCCACAAGACAGCGATGGTCGAGGCGGGCCAGTGGCGGGCAACAAGGCCAGAGATCAAAGGCCACGCCGGCTTCAGGTTGAATGCGCTGGTTTCCTTGCTTGCCAATGCACGATGGGGCCGCCTCGCTCAGGAGTTTCTGGCCTGCAAGGGCGACCCTGGCGAGTTGCAGGTCTTCACCAACACGATTTTGGCGCAAGGTTGGTCGACGCCGTCGCTGATCGACGAGACATCGCTCGCTGCTCGCGCCGAGCCGTTCGACCTGAACAACAACATCCCCGGCGAAGTGCTTTGCTTGACTGTCGGCTGCGACGTTCAGGACGATCGCATTGAGGCGACCGTTTGCGGTTGGACGCGCACCGGCGAATGTTTGGTGTTGAGCCACGAAGTGATCTGGGGCAACTTTACCGATCGCGCCAACATGGGGCGAACTTGACGAACTTCTGCGAACGCGTTGGCAGCATCCCTTCGGCGGCACGCTCAGGGTCGATGCGGCATGCATCGACGCCGGCGACGGCGATCATTACGACCACGTTATTGGCTTCTGCGTGCCGCGAATGCGGCGCCGGGTGTTCGCCATCAAGGGTATGCCTGGAGCGCGGCCGGGGTTTCAGATGGCCAAGGGCAAAACCGTCGCTAACCGCCTCGCGCTGGTCGGCGTCGATACAATCAAAAACAGGCTCTTCTCGCTCTTGCAGCGCGGCCGCGGTATCCGTTTTTCACATACCCTCGAGCCGGTCTACTATGAACAATTGGCATCCGAGCGCCGAGTGATCAGATATCAGCGCGGTCATCCGGTGCGGCGCTTCGAGCCGGTCAGTTCACGCTCTCGTTCCGAGGCCTTGGACGCCTTGGTTTATGCCACTGCCGCGCGGCAAGCAATCAATGTCCCGTTCGATCGGCGTGAGCTCGAGCTGCGGTCCCCCGACGGTCGGATTCCCAGAGCGGCCGCCCTGCCGCCGGAGCACCAGCATGAACCAACAGACAGAGTGGTCGCCGATGATGGTCGTGAGTCTGGCATTCACCATTCTGCATTCGAGCAACAGCAGTCGTCCAGCTGGCTCTACCCAAATGGCCCCGCGGCGGCTGGCCGGATCGCCGGTGATGTGGCGTTTCACGTTGCCGTTGGCATCATTTGGATGTTAGAGGCCGTTTGGAAATTGGTTGTCAGGCGTGCAGCTCGTCAAGCAAGGCCTTGGCCCCTTTCAGATCGAGTGTGTCAAAGCCTTCGGTGAACCAACCATAGACCAGGGCGAGAAGATCGCGGGCCTCATCCCGCTTGCCCTGATCGCGCAACCGCGAGCGTGCGGCGGCCGCGTCCGCTATTGCCCCGATAGCGACCGAATCGCTGCATTGCGGCAACCGTCGGTTTGGGCCAATATGCGACGTGGCTCGCGCATTCAGTGGCCTAGTCGCAGGCCGCGTAGCACGACAATGCCTAAAGCGACGCTGTCGAAGAGCCCTTCGCCGA